AACCAGTGACTAGAATCTTGTCTCTAGTCCGAACAACATTTGTGTAAAAATCCATGTAGTTATTATACTACAAATGTCACTCGTTGAGAAGTCCTTTTTCTGTGTATTCTGAGAAATGTTTTCTTACAACACTCTTGATATCATCGTAATGTGCAATCTGTTCCATTTCTTTTTCAATGGTTTCAACATGGTCTGAGTGTTCACCCACACCAACTGAATTCTTGCACTGAACTAAAATGTTAGTTTTGTGTTTTGCAATTTGACCATCTGCATGTGCAACTACAGCTTTTAATATATCGTTTGTTAAATCTTTACTCATTATTTTAATCCTCTAACCTGTCCACCTTGAAGAGCTCTCTTCTCAAGGTTATTGTTGCCTGTTGCAACTTTATAATTTGTTTCTAGTTGTGGTTTTACTTCAAAAACATTTACCACTTGGTCTCTATGAAACTCAAAATCAAATGACTTTGCAAATGGAATGTAGTCTGCAAGATTAACATTCATTTGATTGTTTTCACTATTCACATTGACCATGCATTGTTTTACATCTATTAATCTATGATTTCCATTCTTTAATAGTTGATAAAACCCCATAACTATTTCACCTGAAATGAGACGAATAGCTTTTATTGGTGGAAGTTCGTTAAACACTTCTGACGATTTCTTGAAGTTCAACACTTCTTCTACCCACCTGTTTGAACCATCTACTGTCTTCCATTTCAACTGCAACCTTTTCCCAATCGTTTTCAATAACACCTTTCCACATGTTATTGAATTTTGCAAATCTAGTTGCACCTAAATTAAACATCATGTTGATAAGAACATGTTGGATGTCTTCAGGAAGTGCATAGAAATCTTCTCCACCTTTTCCTTCAAATACATGAATTGTTTCATCAACATGTTTATCAAAATCAAGTTCATAAACTTCGTCTACTCTTTCCTGTGAAACTGGTGTTCCTGCAGGTTGACCATGTTCAGGGTCATCCTCTTTGACTAAGTGTCCTACACCAAATGTTAAATATCCAAGTGAGTCCTCATAGATTTCTAGGACTTCACCCTCATGTCTTTTTATCTGTTCCTTCAGAATTTCTTTGTTCATTCTTTTCCCTCTCAATTTGGTCTTGCATTATTTCTACAAGAATGTCTCCCATGACTTGTTCTAATTCCTTATTATTTAGTAGTTTATCTATCTCCTTATCCGACTTCTCTTCAACTATATCAGGTAATCTTCTGATTGTTCTTTGAAAATTTATATGAGGTTCACCTTCTTTAAATTGAACTTTTCCAAATTGAAAAACTAAACCTTTGTATTCACCTTCAGTGATTTCAATAGCTGCATCTTTTTCAAATGGATTTTCTACTATTCTATACAAAGAAACTCTCCAGTGATTGTTGTCTATTAGGTAAAAATAAATCTTTATTTGTTTTAGAAAACCACCATACATTTTCCATGTATAATTTTTTCATAAAGTCTTGCATTGCAGTTCTATCAATACCTTCTTTATCAGATACCTGACTACTATCATCTTCACCCTTTACATCTGACCACTTCTCTAAAAATGATTCTGATGATTGAGGTCTCTGCATGATTCTCATTCCTATCTGACCTTTGAAGTGTTCTCTCAATTCGTCTACTACTTCATCACATGAAGGGAACATTTTACCTTTCACCTTCGGATTCATAATATTAATAAGTAAGTGTCCATCATCGGATAACACTTCAAATGACTTTTTAGAAACTGGAATGAAGAAGTCGTCTCTCCATGATTCATATTCAGAGAACTTACTCCATGATTGGTCTTCTTCATGTTCTCCACCTTTGTTATATGTTTCTGTGGAGAAATATGGTGGTGAAGTAAATGCACAATCTATTGGTGGAAACTTATCATAAGGAATATCCTCTGCACCACTTCTATAGATTAGAACTCTCTTTTCACCAACTGACATAAACTTATCTTTACTTTCTGTAATCTTTGGTTCACGACCTGTAAGAATCTTTTCATATTCTATACATTGTTTTTTATACACTTCAAATGTGTTTGGATTTGGGTCACAACCAATATACATTTCTGCACTTTTAGATGCAAAGAATCCACATAGTCTATCTCCCCAACCACAACTTGTATCTAAAACTGTTCTTGCATCAGTCATTTCATAAAAACATTTTGCAACAACTGGTTTGAATTGTGTTGCAATATAGGCACCCAATCTAAATGCCATTCTATAAGTGTCTTCCTGTAATGACCCACCAACTAATTTAACAACTTCATTTCCATCTACATCTGTAGATATTTCTTTTTTGATGTCATTGACACCTCTCCATATTGCACCCAGTGGTGACTTAAGTTGTTTTGCACTTGATTCTTTAAATGCATTCAATGGTGCTTTATGTCCGTATGAATCACATGCAAGTCTTAAATGTTGCATGAAGTAATCACTTGCATCATTGAATGTTGATGGTGCATTGACCATCCCATGACCCCATTCTGAATATGGATATTTGTAATCATCGTATTTTTCTACGACTTCAGTATCAATACTTTCTTGGGGATGAATGTATTTCCAAACATCATACTCTAAAAGTTTGATGAATGTTTCTTTCATTCTTTGATGTGAGATTTGTTTGAGTGGAAACTCAGGTCTTTCTTTTTCTATGTAATCTGCAAGAACCTCACGAAACTTGTCTCTTCCATATTCTTCAGTTAATGCATCAAAGAGTTTACCCTCTATTATGGGTAAACCCTTCTCGTTTGCATTATCTTTTAAGACCTGATATAAATCCATTACAGATTATTTAGCACATTCTCAGGTGTTGATACCTCATATGGGTCAGTTTCAATATTGTCACCGAAACCTTCTTCTGCAAAAAGATGTTCAACAACATTGTCATTGATAACCATTGCATATCTCCAAGAACGAATACCAAATCCTAAATTTCCTTTATGGACTGACATTCCACATCCTTCAGTAAACTCACCATTTCCATCAGGTAATGGGAAACAATTTGTAATACCCAATGAATCAAACCATGAGTTCATAACAAATGAATCGTTTACTGAGAGACAATAGATTTCATCTATACCCTTTTCTGCAAACTGACTTGCATTTTCATTGAAGCCAGGCAACTGAAAAGTAGAACAAGTTGGAGTAAATGCTCCAGGCAGTGCAAAGAGTAAAACTTTTTTTCCTGCAAACTGTTCTGTGGTTGTTAGATATTTCCATTGTGCATCAGAACTATCTGATGCAGGTATCCTTACAGGTATTACTACCTCAGGGATTCTATCACCGATTTTAATCATATAAATCTCCTAATATTAGAATAGACTTCCATTATAACAACAGAAGTCTATTCCGTCTAGGTAGTTTTTACTTAATTTTGATTGAGACTGGTTTATCCTCTTCAGGGATAATTCTCACTAACTTGACATGTAGGATACCATCCTTCATATCTGCACCACTGACCTCAACATCATCTGCAAGTGTAAAACTTCTTTTGAAGTTTCTAGATGCAAGACCTCTATGAACAAAGTCTTTCTCTGAACCTTCTCTAGTTCCTTCAATGGTTAAGACATTTTTTTCTTTTGTGATTTCAATGTCTTTTTTACCAAATCCTGCGATCGCAAGTTCAATACAGTAATTCTCTGAATCTTCCTTTACAATGTTATAAGGTGGGTAATTAGTTTGTGAAATGTTTGACATTCTTTCTAGGTCGTCAAAGACTCTGTCAAACCCAACTGTGAATGGTCTGAATTGACCAAATATATCTAAATGAGTCATAAGTTCTCCTTTATTAAGCAAGTTATAATTCCTAACCTCTTTTGAGCATTAGGGCGTATGGTGTATAGTCCCGAGCTCTTTTCAAGATTACATCCGAAGACTAACCCGAGCTCTTTTCAAGAACTATACATCATACTAAAAGTATGATGTCATTATAAAATATAATAAATCATACTAAAAACTCTTAAATCTGTTTGGTAGTAGGATTGTTTATCTTACGAAGAACTTTCCCTTACCTTTCCATTAAGAGGTGACTTCAGTAGTAGGATTGTTTATCTTACGAAGAACTCTCCCTTACTTCAGTCAAAAATGGAATTAACTACCGAAGTCTTTAATTCCAAAAAGTATTTATATATTATATATGTTCAACAATGGTTTTTTCAAGGGGTTTTTTGAAAAAAAGTGGACTTTTTTTATTCAGAGTAATCCTCTAAATTAATCGTAGGTATCATTCGTTCATATGCAAAACGAAGATTCTCATAGTATTCGTAAGTATTACTCCCTACAGGTTTAAAGTGTTCATCAATAGGTTCGGGTAAATCTATCTCCCGTTGTTTATTAAATGCATGATAATTTTTTTCTATTAACTTATAATAGTATTTTCCATTCTCCTCATGTGAAAACTCATAGTCTTGAGGTTTAGGACAATGCAACCATGCAAATGTTCCTACCTTGATTGCATGATTTTTATCTAGTTCTAGAGGATAAGATTTACAATATACAGGTCTGTCTTCACCTAATTCACAACCATTCGGTGTAAGGTTAGGACAATAGTGTTCAGGGTCAGATGGGTCTCTACCTAAACTCCAAGATAAAGGTAAAGTTTTATTATATTTTTCTTTATATAATTTCTGTTCTTCCTCTGAGATATCTACATGAAATGAAGGATTAGTGCAACATGCGAACTTACAATATCCGCACATTATCTTCTTATCCAACCATTTTGTATGTTTCATATTTTATCGGACACAATATCCATCAACATGGAAATTGAATGAATCACATTTAGATGTGGTGTTGTATAGATACCAATTTCTTATTACAACCATTGTGAGTAATGAATTCATTATTACCATTTGGTGAGCATCAACATTTTGTGCAACAATAGGAACAGTTATACCTTTGTGTAAAATGAATTCAGCTGCACTTGGTCTATCAGGTAAAAGAAAATTACCTTCTCTTATGTTTGGATTGTTGTTGATAAAGTAATAGGACATACTCATATCAAGAAAATTAATAATATAGAAATACCTTAGTTGTTCTTTTGTTGGTTCTGCCTTAACAGGTAAAAATCGTAGTTTGTTCTTCCTTTCCTTTAACTTTGATTGTATCAACTTGTCTGAATGTTCTTGTTGGACAGAGTTGATGAGTTCTGTCCGATAACAACAAGTCCACCCCATCATAATTTCTTGTTTGTCCTTCAAGTCTAGCTCCCAAGTTAACGGCATCTCCGATGACGGAATAGTCAAATCTAAGTTCTGAGCCCATGTTTCCGACAATACATTCTCCTGTGGATATACCAATGCCGACATTAATAGGAGGCAGGTTAAGAGGTTTGAGTTCTTCATTTAATTTCTCCGTTGCATCTAAAACTTCTAGTGCAGATTTTACGGCAAGTTCAGCATGGTCTTCACAATCCAAGGGTGCATTCCAAAAACTCATGATGCAGTCGCCCATATATTTGTCTATGGTTCCTCTATTATTTATGATGATTTTTGTTTGCATATCTAGGAACTTGTTTATGAGTTCTACTAATCCTTCAGGGTCATCATTATTTTTATAGTGTTCACTTATTGGAGTGAACCCACATATGTCCATGAACATGAATGTCATCTCTCTTCTCTCACCACCCAATTTAAGTTTACTTGGGTCTTTTTGGAGTTCTTCAACCATGTCAGGAGATAAATATTTTTGGAACTGTTTCTTTATTTGTTCCTTGAGTTGATAAGTCTTATAGTATTTGTTGTAAGAAGCATGTCCGAAAATCAATAAGGAACTAATTGATGAGTAGAAGGTATCAAAAAGAACGAAACTGGAAGACCACAAATAGAAACCCATACCCACCTGAAATCCTACAAAGACTAGACTCACTATCCCCGCAAAGATTGTGGGAAGTTTGTAGACCATTACCAATATTCCTAGAAGACTTATCAGAAGAAGAACAACTTCTAGAAATTCAAAATAGTAGGATTGTTGTATTTGAACTCCTGACAAGAAGGTTTGGATTAGGTTTGCTTGAACTTCGTGGGGATACATTGCACCCACTGGGGTTGAAGATGGATTATTCAATCCCTCTGCAGTAAGTCCCCAAACAAGGATTTTATTTTCAAGGTTAGAGGTTTCTAAGTCTGCAAAACTTATCCTTTGGAATTTGTTCCAATAGGATATCATTAAATCACCCGTAGGTGTCGTGGTGATGGGGTCTAGTTTACCTATTCGTATCCACTCAATACCTGTTTCAGGTGTCACTCTAGTTTGATAATTTCTTTGGTCAGAATATGCACGAATTGTTTCCAATGCAATTGAAGGATAAACTGTATCATTTGCAGTGACGACTAGAGGTGCAGACCGAATAGTTGAGTCAAAGTTTGGTGTTCCTGTGACACTAGGTGTTGCAACTGTGACTCCAACACCATAAGTATTTTGCTTCAGGATTTGAATCGGAGATGATATCCCATCAAAATTCCATGCACTATTTTTAATATCTCCACCACCGAATATAGAAGTCCTTACAAATGGTGCAGTTCCTTCACCTATTTGATTCGTGGGTGCAGCTCCAATAATTGTTAATCTGTTTATCAGACCTTCTGCAAATAATTCATCTCCACCGAATCTATCGGGTTCACTAAAAACTATGTTTATTACATGAGTGTTAGTAGGTGAAGTGTTAAGAAGAACATCTCTGTAGATGTTTCTAGGGAAAGGATACTGTCCGTATTTTTGAAGTGACTTTTCATCTATATCAACCAAGACGATATCGTCTACTATCACTTCTTCTTGTTGTTGATGTAATAGGTCAAACCATGACCACTGAATGTTTTCAATAATGTATGGAGACCAAATCTTAAGGCCGACTAATAATCCTATAGTCCCTAAGACTGTTTTCCAAGAATACATTAATTTCCTTGAGAGACATTTATTGTGCAACCACCAGCTGTATAACAATAGTTGGTGACACTATATGATTTATTATTCCAACCATTTTGTAAT